GTGTTAATACGATCAATAGCATTTAGATAATCAAAATCTTTCTGATAGCTAATTGTTATGATTGCGTTCTTAACTGGAACATAATTTAATTCAAGTGTCGCTCCACCATTATTATAAACAATCGTGTATTTGTCATTTAAGATCATTGAGCCGTTACTCTTAACCTTAATAGTGCTACGATCTTTTTGTGGAGCCCAAGTTAATTTGAAAGTGTATTTCTCACCGTCGCAAGTATATTGATCATTAGCACTAGTTGTAGCAACATCGCCAGTGTAGCTATAACGATCAAATTTTAATGTAACTTTAGTAGAACGTACTTTATTATTACTTAGACGAGCAACTGCTGTTGATTGTACATAATCTACTCCGCCGCCGCCTTCTAATAATATTGTAGGAGTCTGTGTATATCCTGTACCAGCATTTGTAACTATAATGTCAGATACTACACCTAAACTAATATAAGCAACTGCTGTAGCACCAGTACCGTTATCACCAATTGCCGAAATAATTTTTACTGCTGGCGCTGTTATATAATTACTTCCGCCGCGAACAACATCAATTGAGTCAACTCCGTAGGTGTAATTATCATACCAACTACGTTGCGGATACGATAATAAACGAGCATCACCTAGTTGTAAGGCAGTAAATTCACTTGAGGTACTACTGTAAACAGCTGGCAAATCAAAGTCAGTAGTAAACGAATTAGTATATTCAGTAGCAGTATAGTTTACAGTAAAGTTCTTAATCTGAGTATGGTATGGCTTAACTTCTTCGATCCACTGCTCATAGAATGTACTGTCTTGTAGCTTGTAAGTAGGACGCTGATCTAAACTACCAGCATGATTTACTACATCAATATATGATGTTTTAAACGCCCAGTCTAACGATTTCTGTTCGCTTAGAGCATACTTAACAGCCTTAAACCAGAATTGATTCCAGCAGACTTGTAACGGTCCTGTAAAGATATCTTTACGAATTGCTTCTAAAACATAAACAGTTTCATTGTCTGGTGCTTGATCAAATAATGTTTGATCAAATGCCGCGACTTCATCAAAAGCAAAATTAGTAGCTAAAGGATCCCATAATGTACTTGATAATTGTATTGTACCTTGTTCTTCATATACAATATCCCAATCAGCGTTCCATGTTCCAATAGTAGACGAAGGTGTTTTTCTAAGGATAGCATAGAAACCGTTGCCTGCGTTTTTAACTTTTACATAGTCGCCAGCATTAGCCGTAACCGCACTTAATTCATATGGGCTATCAACTGCTGTAACAACATTAACTAGTTTGTTATATGTAGGATCTTGCCAATCAATATAATTCCAATATAATGTAGTGTCGTATTTTTGTGTATGTACACGAACCCATGATTGATTTAATTGACTCCATTGGAATTTGCTCCAGAAGCCATTTGCCTCGCTATCAGTTCTAACAATTACAGTATACGGACGTACTATTAATTCTGGAGGACTAGTATACCCACTTCCCGCAGATACAATAAGAGTATCAACTACTTGACCTCTTTCATTTAAAATAGTTTTAATAACTGCACCTTCTCCGTCACCGACAACTTCAACTGTAGGCGGATGAGCAAGGTTATAACTATTGCCTGATGTACGAATACGCACTCTAGTAATCTGGCCATCAGTATTAGTTAAACAGCTTAATGTTGCTTGAGCAAGACCTTTAGTAATTACTTGACCTAAAGTATAATTGTCTTCAACTAACGCATCATATTCATTTAAATCAATATCAGGAATAGCTTCTGCGGCATTTAAATTTTCAAAATTACAGTAAGCACGAATTCTATTAACAGCTAATATGTCATTAGTCCATGTTAATAAATTTCGTAATGCTTCAAATCTATTAGCAAACATACTTTGACGAGGACGAACACTAGTACCATATTTCATCATAGCACTTAGACTAGGATCAGGTACTGCGTTACCAACGCTGTCAAAACCAACTAAGCTGTCAATTAACTTTCTTTCTAATAATACAGTTGGTGTACTAGTTGCGTCGCCTTCTTGTAACAAGGTCCATTCAGTATGGCGTGGTGCCGCATTGCGAATAGTATCCATACTAATATGTAGGTTTAGTGTGTTAGACTTAATGGTATTTTTAACATTTACTAAACTGATAGAGTTGCTAGATAAGAAATTAGCATACATTAATTCTTGAGTTAGCGGATCAGCAATTAATCCAGCAACACTTAAACTGCTTAATTTGCGGGTTGAATTGCCTGCCGGAATTGTTGCTTTGTTTCGTACCCAATAGTAGTAAACATTTGAGAATGTTCCTGAAATATTATTGTAAACTTGTTTAACTGATAATACAGAATTGTCAGCATGCTTAGGTTGTCCGCTAATTCCGCTAGCTAATCCAGACTCAGTGTCTGCTATTGCGGCCCATTCTGAAGGAAGGAATTTTGTTTTAACCCATTCATATACTTGTATAGCACTACCAGGGAAAGTATTACCCCAATGATTTTTACGATATTCTACATCGCCTTGTTCGTACCAGAAATACTTAACAGCACTTGTATCCCACCATAATTCGCCCACATGCTCGTCAATCCAATTAGTGTTGCCATTAACTGTAACTGCGGTCGTTCCTACGCTGTATACTGCTGGATCAAAGCCTGCCCTGAACGACAATTCTTGTGCGGCGACTCCGGCAATTTTACCCTTAACAGGATCAATAATTTCTAAGTAATTAGAAATTTTGTTCATATCGTTATCAACAGTAAGCACTTTCTTAATTAAAGAAACGTCAACTAGCGCATCTTGTCGACGATGTAATGACCAACTGTTTAACGTAGGATCCTTTTTAGTAAATCCAACTAGTTCACCGTTATTATTACCTAGGTCTGTTCCTGATGTCGGTGCGCTAACATATAGTGTACCATTCCATTGATTTACATTAAAACCAAAGTTGCTGTTAGTAGACAGATTACTAAAGTTTAAATCTTGCGCATACGAGAAGTATGTGCTGTAGTCAGTTCTATTGAATACGCTAACAATACCAGCATTTTTAATTGTATCAGTCCAGCGAGTTGATCCGTTATCAAATGTTGTTTTAATTAATTTAGGAGTATCTGTTTTAACAGTTACATATTTTGTACCAAATCTAGTAGCCGCACCTGCTAATAATTCTGAATACTGATCAAATGTGATGTCATGCGCATCAACATCTCCTAGACTTGAAATTGTTAAAGTTTGTTTACCTTCGTCAATAGAAATGTCGTAACCAAATACTACGCTAGAACGTTGATTAGGATTGATAATATTCTGTAACCAATCAAATGTAACGCCATTCCACTTCCATACTGACACTAGCCCTTGGTACACGCCGTATTGTGTTCCTGGAGAACTAATAAACATGTATTCACCGTCGGCACTTATTACAATCTTAGAACCTAGTTCGTCGCTAGCATTAATAATTCCTTTAAGACCTAGCTTACCTGTAGAATCTGTTACGTTTCTATCAATAGTCTGAGCAAGAACATATCCTACGTTAGTCGCAGTATAAACATAAACAATACCAGTGTTTAGATCAGTAGGACCGAATGATATGTTTTGATTATAGAAATATCCAGGAGCACCTACAGCAATTACTGATAGGTCTTTATTACCGGCTACACTATATCCAAAGTTAGCATCTGGTTGGGTAGGAGCATTTGGCAATATAGATTGACCTGCTAAACTAATTGTAGCAGTACTAGTATTTGTAGATCCAAATGCTACTGTAAAGTTATAAACTTTGTTTTCACCAGGAGCACCAACTAATAATTTTTTATTAGCCGAGTCATGATTTATAATCATTGATTGGCCAAAGCGGCTACCAGTTACGGGCGATGGTGTTGTTATTACTCCAACTGTAACAGGAATTCCCGAATTTCTATATATACCTGTAATTTTAACAACACCGGTTGAGTTTAATAGTTGAGCAGTATTAGTTGACGCAACGTGTATACCGTTAGCTCTTACATGACTTGTTCCTGGAGCACTAGTAAAGACTGCGTCGTTGAATTTGTCGTATATAACAGCATGGCCAAACTCCGGAACTGGTGTTGACTGTGAGTAAAAACTTGCGCCGGTTTCATTTAACGCAAATGATAATACTGGAGATGCCGCAACTCCACTAATTGAAGTTTTGTCGTAAACAAAAACTAAGCCCTTACCGTAGTTAATGTCATTATAAAATGGTGCGCTAACTGCGTAAGTCGATGTGGAACTATCAAAGCTAGAATTAAATCCAAAGAATTGTCCTTCATTTTCAATCAGGTTAGTAACAACATTAGCCGCATAGTTGTCAATCTTTTCATAGACCGCAAACTTGCCAGTACCATCATTGTCAACCCAAATCTTGTCGCCGTACAGCGTAGTTGTTAATCGTGGTAGAGCGTATAAGTCGTCAAAGCTATTAAATCTCACGCTGACAAATTTAGCTACAATTCCTAAGTATACTTCTGCTGTATATGGAATTGAAGTTAGTGTAGTGCCAACTGTAAAATGTGTTGTATCACTAACTTCAGTAACTACATATACACGATTCAATGCTGGAATATATCTAGATATAGATACTAGATCTCCAACTGTTAATCCGTGGTCGATATTTGTTGTAAAGACTACTGTGCCGCCAGCAACTGGCAATTCACTTTGAATAATTCTAATTTTTGTTCTAGTGTAACGCACAACATCCCAGCCGCCGTTACTAGTAAAGCCAATCCAAAATGTAGCACCTTCCTTAACTTGGTTAGTATCGCCGATGTCTAAAATGCTGTTTGTGTTATACGCAGTCGCATCAACGTCATCAATACGAACATATCCTGCTGTAGGTAATTCTGATACATAATCTTTGTAATTAACATCAATTGTAGGGAAAGAATTCGCAGGAATATAATTGTCAGGTTTAATTAAAATGTCATCTAGTGACTTGTAATAAACAAAATCATTAGCAAGCACAGGGTAATCTGTAAATTTAATAATTTGCGGATTCTGTGTAAATTTACTATCATCAAGATTAACTTCTAATTCTTGATAAGTGTTAAATCCGCCAAACTGTCCAATACGGAAAGCCCATGTCTCAGAGAAAGTTGCTTCACCTTTTAAATTGTTTAAGCTAGCCTTGGCAATTTTATTAACTGCGTTTGCTGTACCTTTTTCTCTAATGTATCCTTGGTAGAATTTATATTGAGCAATAGGATTATGAAAAATATTATCAAGATAGGCACGAGGTACATATCCAGTTAAGTGTTGAGCCATGCGCTGTTGAGCAACATCAAAGTTGTCAACATCTAGGCTGTAGAAATCTTCAAATTGATTAATTTTATAATCAAAGTTTGGTAATAGTTGAGCCACTGGCTTTTCAGGTAAACGATTCCAATGGTTAAAATCAAATGATGACGACCCAGGAATTCGAGCAATAGCACCGTAATAATTGCCAGCGTAACGAACTACTTCACCTGGATTATAATCAGTGTACTCTGTCCAATCAACTACAATACCGTTATCATATACAAATCCAGGACTTGTAAATCCGCCATCCCATTCAGCAGTACGGAAGCCGCTTAGTTTAGCACGACGTTGACGATACCCTGTTTCAATATCATAGATAATATCGTTAAACATACTGTAGTTGTTAAACACTACCGCATGTTGTTTCTGTACTAGATTAACTTGAGCAAAGAAGAATCCGCTATTAGGTAGATTACTTACAATAGTAAATTCGCCATCTTCACGACTTAGACTAAATCCAGTAACCGAAAACGCACTTCCATCAGCAGTAATTAAACTGTATTCGTAGAATTGATTTGTTATGTCATCAATTACTCCGTAGATAGCAGGACCACTATTGCTAGTTGTACTAAATTTAATTTGTTGAGCAAACGGGCTGATAGTAATTAAACTACCATCACTCCAATTTTGTGTTGTCCAGAATAAGAATTCTTTTCCTGAAAATTCCCAATTTAATATTTGATTAAAGTCAGGTTGAATGTAGTCGAATACAAATCCTTGGCTTTCTAACCAAGCACCGTAACCAATCATTAAATCAAATACTTCTTGTATGCTGTAAAAACGTGTGCCGTAAGGTACTACAGTTGGTACTGTTGAAAACTTGCTAGCACGACTTACACTGGCTCCACCTGTGCCAGGTAAGCTAGGTAGTTGCTGGAACTTAGTAGTATCAAATACTCCAGTACTTGTATGGCTTGCTGTTGTTCTATAATACTTGTTAGTATAAAATACTACCTGACCTGTTTGATAAAAACTATTATCAGTCCAAGTAACATAATTATCTTCAACTCCGCCAACTCTAATAGCTATATCGTTAGTTGACTTAATTGGTTGTAAAACTGTAAAGTATGGATGGTATGAATCGTATCCTCGAACTACAAATAGTCCGCCTACCTTTTGAATAATTAATCCGCTAATGTTAATACTTGCGATAGGATTACTCTTATCTAAGAAAATGCTGTAATCTTCTTGTGGTAACAATACACCAGGATTTGTACTAGTTGGATCTACAGAATCAATAATAATTTGTAATTTGTCTTTGCTAATGAAGCCCTCGGCTTTAAACATTAGATTGTAATTAATGCCAGCAAGATCAGCTTTTAAACTATCTAAGTAATTAGAAGAATGTTGTAGGCCAGCTTCGATAAGCATAACACCGTATCCAGATGCTAGCTGTCTTACACCGTTAACTGTATCTCTATATAGAGTTAAACTAGATAAACTTAATAATTGCTCGTTGGTACCGTATAGATATTGGCCAGCAATAGATTTTTTAATTCTGCTGGTGTCAAACATTAAACTTGCATAAGAACTTGTCTTAGTCAATGCCATTAAAATTTGTACAGCAAATGGCCAATTACTACTACGGCGCCATGCTGTTTCAGCAGGACCATGATCTCCAAATTTCCATTTAGCATCTACATATTGCTGTAATAGATTTTGTGCTAGGCTTGAAGTAATCGGATCTACTAAATTGCCCTGGTCGTTAACTGGGAGAATACTTAGTAAATTACTACGAATATATTTAGGATCAATTCCTTTGCGAGATCCGCCGGCAATACGACCATCTGCTAAATCTTGCCATAGAATTAAATTGCCACTAGTGTATGGTGCTTTACCATATATACCTGTCCACCAGCTTGGCTGTTCACTAAATCCTAACATTTCCCAAGGATTAGTATGAGGACGATCAGTATCGTAGAAATATTTGTAAATGCCTCTCCAGTATCCTGGGAAAGGTAAACTTGTTCGAGTGTTCTTTGTACTTACAGAATAGTTAAATGTAAACGGATTGCCTACATCAACTGTAGAATTTGATATATAGTCAACTCCGTTAGACCCGGCCCATGAAAGGAAGTCAGCTGACAGAACCTCAAATACTTGACTATATTCGTAGTCAGTTGTTCTGTACGCACTTGGCATAACTGCGTTAATATCTAATAAGTCAGCATTGTATGTAACTTTTAAATTATTATAAATTCTTTTTTCTAGTTCTAATAAAATAGCATCTCTGTAGTCGTTAAACGCTAATGTAATGCTTCCGTCGTGTCCTTGCATAACATTTACAGGAGTTACATAAGTGTTGTCAAGATAGATTGACGGAGTAAACTTAGGATACAGTCCTAATTTTGTTGGAGTTGGTGGAACATAGCACCCTTCGGTACTAGCATAGTCACGAATCTCTAATATGTCGCCAACTGCTAACGGTATTAAAAATGTAATAGTTGGATCGTAAGCATTGAATACATAATCTTGTTCGTGGTTCAATTGGCTGCCGTTGTGGTATACTAATACACTACGCTCACTAATTGCCGCTGGATCAAACGAAGAAGTTAAACTATAAGTGGTGATACGAATATCAGTTACTGGATATTTTCTTAGAATATAGTCGTTGCCATATGAAACCATATCGCTATAACCATATGGAAACTTAATATCCTTACCAGCATTAAGTTCTCCCAATAATTGATCAACTGCGTCAACTGCTGAGATTTCAGCAGATAGTTGATTTAATTTTCTTAAGAATGATCTTTTAAAGTTTTCGTAGTCTTTGCCAACTTTTCTAATTGCAGAAATAGCATCGTGTTCTTGTTGTCCGACAAAGAAGTGCGCAAAACTTAAAGGATTAAGATGACTAATTAATCGAGTTCCGTAACTTCCAGTATCGCCTAAATCTCTAAAATTATTAAATCCTAAAACAGATCCGCTAAATGTAGGAACTCTTTCAGCAATTGATCTATAGTGGTCAGTTACTTCAGCAAGAGTAACTTGCTCTATTGGACCGTTTAGTGGATTGTTTGTTAATCCTAAACTAGGTTCATAGTACCCATTACTGTTAGGGCTTGCGCTAGTATGAATCTTAAACAGGACATGAGTGTCTACTGATAATGTTTTTGTAAACACCGCAATGTAGTCAGTACCTTGAGTATCAAAAGTAAAATCTACACCTAGTGTTTGTTTATCGTCGTTAACCCAAATATCAATACTTAAATCAGTTAATGTAGCAGGATTGTTTACTGCTGTAACAAATACATTGTTTGTCGGAGTAGTGATAACTTCGTATTGAAGGATAGGAATAGCAACAGGTTGACTTGTTTCCCATACGTTTTTATAAGTTTCTACTGAACCGTCATAAATTTTTAGGAATCCGCTTGATACAGAATATACAGAATTGCCTGCTGTCTGTGTAACAACAAAAGTATCTGTATTAAAATAATTCGCAAATAGGTAATCGCCAATATTAGAAACATTCAAATATTTTAAAGGAAATCCTAATACGCTATCAGCGGTACCTGTTCCGTGTTCATATCCAAAGATTTTTGTACCAGCAAACGATCCCTGGTAATACGTTGTATCACTAAAACTAATACCGTGTTGATCAAATACATCAAATATTGGAGCTTGGTTCAGTGTAGTTTTTTGTTGAGCATATTGCCAAACATTACCATCCCACCACCAGTTTGCGCCTGCGGACTTAGTGCCGCGAATTGAGGTAATACTATCACCAACCGTAGGAGTAGCATCGGGTGCTTCTCGTAAATTAACACGCTGATTTCCGTTAATTGTATTAAAATGTACTTCATACACTTTACCACGGACTAAAGGATCTGTGTCAGCATTGAATATAACTCGGGCGCCTTCTTCTAATAAGATGCCGTCGATGTGATATCCTGCTGAGTTTTCAACGCTCTTAAATGCGCTAACTGTAAAGTTATCAATTAAATCTATGTTAAGTCTTGGAAGATGTCCAAAGTTATAAAGTTTAATGTTAGCATTAAATTCAATAATAGGACGACTTGCTCGTTTGTCTTGTGGGAATACTGGTTGTACTCCATTAGCGGCGGCACTTGCTTCAATGACTCCTTTGTGTACCCAACGGTTATAGCGAGTCCACGGATTTAAATCACGGCTGGCACGGTTAATAGTAATATACTCAGGAGTAATTGGCGCATTGGCAAAATCGTCGAATGGGAATTGATCAAACGGTTCAGCATCAAAGTTTACATCAAGTAAATTTTGTTTAGCAATCGCATTTAATAAACTGTCAAACGCAACTAACGTAATTTTTGAACCAACACCCTCAACAACAAATCGCTTGTTTCTATAAGATTCAGGAGTGACATTATCAGCAAATGTAACCATTAGGCCATTTGTAAATTCAATAGCGTTTCCTGAACGGAAAGTTTTCTTTCCAAGAATATCAGCTTCAACATCTAGTACAGCATTTTCGATTAATTTTTTAATAACAATCTTACCAACAACTCTAGTATCATCGCCGGCAACATAATACAATGTGTTTGGAGTTGATTCGTCTACCGTTACAATAACTTGACCAGACTTAGTTCCGTTGTTTACAACTTTAGTATATTGATCGTCCTTGCCATAACTAATGGTAGTCTTAACATAAAAGCTGTGTACACTATCAACTTCAAATACATAGGTCATGCCTCTGTATAATGTTAATAGAGGATCAGGTGTAAGTCCGTCTGGACTGAACACCCAGTTTAATTCTGTACTATCATCAGAGACAGTATATGTGCTAACCGTATTACGTTGTGGTCCGGTAATTTCAATTGGATCAGGACCTGCTTCTAACCAATAGTATTGATTATAATTTACAAATTTATCTAAATCAATTTGTGGATTAAACGAATACGTTTTCTGATCAAATATTTTATTATGATTACTAATTGCACCATTGTGAAAGGCAATTTGATTAATTAGATCATCGTAGCCTAACGCTCTACTAATATTTTTTTGACTATCACGAATTATTAAACTAGGTTCTAATTGATAGTTACGAGTAACAGGACTTACACTACCAATATAAAGATCAGCACCAGGCTGAAAGGTTGGAGTAATTTTACTACCAACAAATCCATCAATACGTTCAACTTTCGGAACTTCAATTAATCTATCTAACGTGCTAGATAAAAATTTAGCGTTCTTATCTGTTTGAAGATACCCAGGCAGTAAGTTTACTGACTTGCGTTGGTGCGCAGGATCTGTAGGACTGTAAGAGTCTGTTAATTCGTTTCGTGTATTTCTTTCCATGTTATCCAACCAATCCAGTGGCGTTTAATTGAGACGGTGTTACTGCTGAGATAATTTCAATGTCGTTTACTGTTGCGCCGTTAACAAATATTTCGTTTGACTGGCTAGCAACTTCAAATAATGCTCCAAAACTTGAACCATTATTAGGTACAATAATAAAATTAGTAATATCAGGTGTTAATAAATTCATCACGTATGTTGATAATTCGCTAAAGTGGAACGTCTGACCAAAGTCCCAGTTTTCTAAACTGAAGAAACTATTAATAGCATAAATGATTCTTGTTTTTAAATCATTATCACTTACAGGACGAGCAGGATTCTTTACAGCTCTAAAGGTAGCTTGTAAATTAGCACTTGCCTTTTCGCCAAATAAAATCTTGTAACTAGCTGTATGATATACTAAACTATCGCTAATACTCTTAATAGGTTCTAGGTATTGACTATATGTATCCTCAAGACTTGACGGTGTTGGTGGTAATGGCTCTATGCTTACTAATCCGTTTAGCCACTGGCGATACGCAATATCGTATCCCGTAGTTAAAATATATAAATCTATAATGTTTGTTTTAGCAGGATCAATACGATTAGTTTCTGCGCTGTTATGTGTATACTGGAATTTTAATCCTGAGCGGCCAGGGCGAGCAAAGTACTGCGGCTGTAATACATAATCACCAGCACTAGCTAACCACTTCTTAATAACATTAGCTGTGTAAAAGTAAAATAATTGTCCGTCAATTCGTTGTACTTCTGTAACATAGGTAGCATCTGGTACTGGAATAAACTGTGTCGCATCTGTTAAAGCGTAACGTGAGCCGTCGGCAGAACGTTCAAAGTAAACAAAGTTTCCTAAGAACTGCCCTTGGTTTTGTACAGAAGGCATACTCGAGTCTGTAATACGTTCAAAGCTATCTGGATCATCAATCTGTCCATCACTACGAGCATCGTAGAAGCTGACTAATACTTTTTTAGGCTCAATAAATCCATCATTTTCAACAACTGAACTGTCTATTTGCCAGTAGAAATCTTTACCTAATTCATTAACAGTCTGGCCAGAATCAAAAGAAATCCACTTGTCTAACAAACGTCTAAACACTTGATTACTGTTAGTATTAATATAGAAATCGCCGTTATTAGCAACTAGCGATGCGTTCAGAGCAGGATCAACTGTGCCATTGTGCCATGTATTACCTAAGTTAGGTGCGGCATTTACTCCTAATACTGTAATTTGATCTTTGATTAAAGTATTTGTAACGTAATCAAAGTTTACCTTGCGGTCATCTACAAAGAAACCTGTTTGTGCTTGGCTTTCGAATACATAGTTTGTTTGTCTATAGTAGGCAATATAATTCTTGCCAGTCCATTGAAACGCAACTTGCCAAGAACTATCAATATTTGTATTAGTAGTATCGCCTTGATAGATTAGATTAAACTCACTATTGAGATTAATATTTGTATCAACGACAATATACCATTGACGTGTTTGAGAATCAAACGCTAGACCAAAATTGTTCTTGCCCATCATTTGATTTACAATTTCATTTTCTAACGCAAATGTAAATGTAGTAACTAGATTAGGAATAACTTCAACAGCAATAGCTTCTTGAGGAATGTATCCAGTTAATATAACTGGTCCTGTTCCGTCATTTAAGAATCCTGCTCCTGAATTTGCTCCATCGCCCGATACCTTTGCTACCTTTGACCATAGATATGTTTTAGTAGTAGCATCTGCTACTGCTGTTAATCTGCCGTTAGGTAAGAAATAATATCCTGCTGGCGGAACAAATTTAATTAATGCTCCAGCAGTAATATACTGAGTATTACTGCTTGAAAAACTACCAACTTGTACAGGGTATGTAGATACAACATTATGATTTACAATAACGCTGTTTGTAATGTCGGCAAAATATCCTCTAACCTGATTAGATTCTGTTTGACCTAAAATCCATTCAATATTAATATTAGATAAATCTGGTCTTGAAAATTTGTCAATGTAGAAGTTTTTAGTTTCTGGACTAGATATGATTGGCTCTATTCTAGATTTTAAAACACCAAACGCTTCGTTACGATTATTAAACGTAAAGGTAAATGAATTTTGTTTATCTTCTTTGTATAAGATACCATCTTGAGCATAGATGTCTACTTGACTATATTTGCCGGTGACATCTTTTAAATCAAAGTATTTGCTAATGCCGCTACTTTGACGATTAATACTTTTAACTTTTAAAATGTTTGAGGCAACAGCGATTGGACCAATGTTATAGTCCTCTCCAGTAATCATACGATCTTGTAAGTAGTAGTTTTGCGGAGCACGTTGTTTGATCTGATTGATACTTTCTGCGGCGGCGCTGTTATTAACACTATACTGTAAACTCATTGTAACACTAAGAGTATGTTGCTGACCAGATTTGTTTATGTATGGAAGTTTAATTAAAATTCCGTTCATTGACTCTGGTGGAATAGTGTATGCTAGACCGTTACTTTGTCTATAAAATATTTGGAACGCACCTTTAGGTAGATCACCAAACGAGCCGTCAGCAAAGTTTAAATCAATTTGATCATTGATTCGTGTACTAACCGCATAGACCGTTCTAGTGTCTTTGTTTAAGCTATTATAGATAATGTTATTGCCAACTGTAGAATCAACCTTAGTCCATTCTGTTGAATAACTTCCGCTTGGTGTTAACTGCCATAGCCATACATCAGTGTTGTTAATATCAACAACATTAATTCCTACAATCTCGTTAGCAACTGGACGGTCAACAGTAAAATTACTGCTAGACATAGATCCTTGTTTGAAGAACATAAAGAAACCAGTGTTGCTTGACCCAGCACCTTGATTGTCGTTTTTCCAAACAAGACTCATTGGACGACCAGGATAAGGAGTTTCTTCGTAGATATATGCTTTATTTTTAAATGCTGAACTTACAATTTCAAAGTTCATATCAGTACCGTTGACTGATTTGTTAAATTGATAAATTGGTACACCAGTGTTTGAACTATTAATTCTATACTGTTCACTAGCAACACCGTCAATCGTTGCGGCATCTACTGGTTGGCCAAATGCTTCGCCACTAGGCATCGCACTATTCATTACAGTAATAAATTGCTGGTACCAGTTGCTGTTACTTGGATCGTTCCACCCAATAATTTGATTGGCTAAATTTACATTGTTGCTGTCAGAGATATTGTCAGTTGTACTAACTGCGGTAATTTTTAAGAATCCGCTTGCGGGAGTATTTCGCTTGGCATTGTAGCTAACTAACTGCGCTAGACGTAAAACTGAGTCTTTACGTTGAGCGGTTTCTAGGAAGTTTTCACGGGCATTTAAGTCGATACGGAATGATAGATTTTGACCTAAGTAAGCAATAAGGTCGATAAGAGCAATAAACTCTGAACTGTCTACATAGTCGTTAAAATCTTCAGGGTAGTTTTCACGAAGATAGCTAATCATAACTCGACGAAGGGTGTCGAAATCATAGCTCTTAAAATCAGCGTTTTTAAAAGATTGGTAAATCTTAGTCCAATCTTCAGTAATCAGTAGTTTATTATTTGTTGAAGGTATCATATATGTTATGCCATCCGGATAACATATTTATTATAAAAATTAACTGCGCATATTATTGTATGCTTAAACCGACGTTCTTGTCGAAGTTTAAACGCATAACATCTACTTGGCTTGTACCTACATACTGTAAGGTAACCTCAAGTAAAAACCCATATAATTGCTCGTTAATATTAATTGCTTGTACTGTGATTCTAGGGTCTGCCGCTAGTACTTTTTTAATATCATTTTCAATGAGTCTCTTAGTTTCAGCAGTTAAGGGTTCGTAAATTAGCCCCCAGATAATACTTCCAAAGCTAGGATTCATAACACGCTCTCCCTGACGGGTTGAGAAATGGTTCATTAAATCTTGCTTAACTAGATCAAAGTCAAACATTTCTGTTGTACTTTGAGTTTCGTCAATAGAACTAAACCCCTTATAAAACTGAGAAGTTTTTTGTTTATGCTGTTGACTGTAGTTAGCAGGCTGAACAATGATATTTTTATATGCCATATGTATATTTATAGGGTTATGCTACTGCTACTCCGCCGCCTTCTTTATAGTAACCAAGTACTTGATTAATAGATCTAGTGTTTTGACCAGCGTAGTTTGCACCAGGTAAACTTGCCCAAATTTTATGTAGTTTTGTAACTGCTCTAGTAAAGTTACCTAGTTTAATATCCTCTAGGGCATTCTTACGTTGGAATAGTAAGATTACTGCTTTATCTTGGCTTTCAGGACTAAAGTCTGGTAAGTTTAATAGTTTTCTATATTCGTCCCATGTCGATGTTAACCACTGGTAGGCACCTGCCGCTGAAGATTTCAATATAACTCCGCCAGCTCCACGTGCTATCTGCACAGTACGCGGGTGATCTTTATATTGGAAACAACGCAACTTTGGATCATCAATAGCAAAGTGAGTTGATGGGAATTGCGCACGATACCCTTCAGCATCTGCTGTACTTTCTGCTCGGCGTAACATCCACATAAAGGCTGCTAAGTTATCTGTTGGAACATCGCCTGTTGGGACTGGAGGAGTTAGAGCAGGATTTCTCTTGTATTCAATTGACGCTCCGCTTAATGCTCTAGCACTAGTAGGGCCGGTAGTACTTTGAGGATCAGTACCGTCTGCATTATACTTGCCAGGATTTACGTTCTCGTGTTGATCGTACGGCTCATGCGTTGGTATGCGAGTCATAATTGAAACAATATCGCTAGCTTTATAAAAATTACCATCAGACCAAGAACCGTCAGCGACTCTATTAGGGAGCGTATATCGAGCAAGTGCATCAGGTCCAGTTGGGCTTGTTGGAGCAATACCAATGCCTGCGGCTGGGCCGTTTAAATGTATTGCGGCTCCAGATTCTAATAAATTTCCGCCAGCACTAAGATTTAATTGTCCTGCGGCTGTTAAGAATGTAGTTTGAGCAACAACGTGCGCTTCTCCTGCTGAGCCTACTTTAACTGTTTCCGCACCGTTTAAATTTAAGTCACTAGTAGCACCAATGTTTAAATCAGTGCCCGCTAAAATATTTCCATCTTGTCCTGATTGTAGAGCAAAATTTTGTCCAGCAAGCACGTTAATATCAGTGCCGGATTCCAATTGAATATTATTGCCAGCGGCAATATTAACACTTCGACCGCCTTCAATATTAAAGTCTCGATCAGCACGTAAGTTAATATCGTTTTCCGAGTGTATTGATACGGAGTCTGCGGCATAGATATCCACTTTACCTTGCGCGGTTAATTCGATCCACGAAGTACCTGCGGCATTAGCAATGTAAATTAAATCGCTAGAATTATGTAACAAGATTTGATGACCTGTTCTAGTACGAATACGGAACAATTCATTTAGACCCTGCTTATCGCCGTCGTCCATAACAAGCGAGTGACCACCTAGTCTACTTACATACGCGGTAATCTTTTCTTTAAATCCAATTTGTCCTTGTTTAGCACCCGGGCGAGTGTCTACTGGGCCAGGAGTACTGATACCAAATACTGCGCTTGGCGCTTCTCGTCTAGCACTACTAGATGTAATACCTCGAATGTCGTCAAGCAATAAGCCCTGAGCTAATAATCTATCAGCAAATGGATGTACTGGTTTTGTAAAGCTATCAACTTTACCGATACTAAGATCTCTACTGCGCTTTAAAAATTCTGCTACAGGAACATTATCGGTTCCGTACTTGCGACGCTGTTCATCAGTCATCGCAGAATTACGACTAGATGCTAGTCCAGGTACTTCATAATTTTGATATCTATCAGGAACGCACCCAATCCAGTAGCCTGCGTTGATGTTACCGCCAACAAACATAACCATAACAATAGTGCCAATATCAGGCGGCACCATCCACATGCCGTATGATTTTTGTACGTCATTAAAGTCAGCAGAATTATTGCCTTCAAAAGATCCTGATGTTTGTCCAGCGAACGGTGGCAAGTATTTTACAGTAACAGTGCCTGATTGAGATGACGAGTCAGCTGTACTACCAAGAAGCAATAATACTTCTAAGCCGCCCATAAGAGTTGGGTCAAGGTGATTTACTACCCTAGCTAGATAAGGGCCGCCGCCAAACGGTAAGTCTAAGTTAGTCGAATTTTCAGCCATTTAATTTCTTTGTTGTCATTAATACATCTAGAGGACTCAATGTTTTTTGTGTCCCGTATAATGTATTAACTGTTTTTGTAACTTTATAGTAACCGCCGTAACCATCAATTGTTGATGTAACAGTAGCCGCATTAGATTCAACTGACCCTAATCCTAGCTGTGCTTGAGATAAACTTGAATTTCCTGCTAGCAGAGTATTCTGCATCTCAACACTTGTTATTAATTTATCTGTTGCGGCGGTGGTGCTTAAAGAATTGCCTACACCGCTTTCTGGCTTTAGTCCTAGCATAGCAATCAATGCGGCTACTGATCCAATACCTAGTGCTCCTGGTAAATTTGAAGGATTGCCGCCGCTGGCTATAATCTTTTGTACATCGTATTCATTTGGTTTCGCATCAGGAGAGGTAGTCAACGGCTGTAGCGATGGTAAGCTACCGATGGTGCTAGCATATATGTTGTCTAATGTCATACCAAGCGATTTGAACCCTTGTAGATTTGCTTCTGTAGGGAGCAATGATGCTACTAATAGTAACTTGCCTAATACATCGCTTTGTTGTCCTGCATTTAACCCTGTTAATTCATTAGGATTAAGGCCTAGCTGAGTAGCTAGTGCTGTTGGATCAACTGTTGACCCATTAGTTACTGCTGTTACATTTGATCCTACATTGTTTAAATTATTAGGAGACGATGGTTGAGTATTGTAGTTTGTTCCGTGCGTGAATACATTGTTATTATAGTTTTGATTCAATGTTCTTAGCATGTTAGGATCTTCTACAAACGAAGATATAATTGCGGCTTGTGCGGCAACGTTTGCTTGATTCTGTGATGTAGCATCAGGAGTTGTTAATCCCGATGTGTTTAATCTAATACCGTTTGAGTAAGGATTATATCCAGATGTTGTTTGCCCAACTGTATTATTAGTTAGGCCACCTGTTAATAACGCATCAGCCACAGCAACTATTCCGCCAACCTGGGCGGCAAAGGTAGTTACTTGGCCGGCAAATTGAAGTGCTGTTCCGACTGGTGCCAATGCTGTTGCTATAGAGGCATCTACCCTAGCTACCGTAGTGTTCAAGGCATTGCTTGCCTGACCAATTGCTCCTATTGCCGCACCTTCAAGGGTAGCAATACCCTGAGTTAATTTACCCATTAGATCTGGAATGCCCCAGCCCGGTGCTACTGTAAGTAATTTTGCTAAACTTGCGGTTTGTGTTTTAATTCCAGATGCGGTTGCGCTTGCTGGTCTCGAGTCTTGTGTTTGTTGTTCGCCAATCTTTGATGTTGAATCACGCGGCATTACAACTACCGGTGTTTTGTTTACTACCTGGCCAGCCATACGTATAAGTTCTAACTCCTGTGTAAACACACCCTCTCTAAACATATTTGTAGTATGTGCTACTTTAAACAGGCCGCTATATGGTAGTATTTCAGGGCCGCCAAAATCATAAAACCCATCATCTCTAATATCTCTAGGTGTTTGAAAATCTATGTTTATATAAATTTCTCCACCTAGATAATCAGCTTCACCCGATTCAGTCTCGCCTGGGTGTTCTGGTGACTGTGGGCTTGATCCCCACCCTTGCCCATTGGTACATAGATAAAAAGGGTCGCCTATAATTTTTAAAAATACTGTTTGTTCTTGTACACTAGCATTTATAGTATTCTGCATTGCAATGGCCAGCTGTTGGTACGGCGTCACTTGCGGGCCTTTACCTTTTAATTCTGATTGATCATTTGCTAATGTAGGATTAACACCTTGTCTACTTCCGCCGTCTGGATTGTTTATAGGATCTTTAGTATCTTGTGAATTAACTTTAAGAGCAACACTTCCGTTTGGACTTGCGCCTGTTGTGGTACCCGATTGATCCTTGTCACCTAATTTATACGGCGCTTCCTGATAATATAACCAGTTTAATTTTAATTTAAAATCTATTACATCGACGTTTTTTCCAGTATAAACATAATTGTAGGAACGTCGAATTCCTCGCTGAATCTGTGTAGGATCCCAACTACCTGCGCCTTCAAATGGAAATCTTGAATAGTGTATCCAGTAAGGTTTTACAATATAGGTAATTTTATAAGTGGGATTTCCAGTCTCTGGATTTAGACTATCTTTAATACATACTTGATTGTAGACTCTAAACCAAGGAACTAATCCTTTATTATTTCTTTTATATTCTTCAAGTTTCTTAATAACAAAATCTTCGGTATATTTGCTATCTCGAATAACTGCTAAAATACACGCCGCAATACTTTGACCAACTCCAAATTGTATCGATTCACTCGTAGGATCGTATTTTACTGATCCAGGATTTGTTGTTCTATAATTGTTCTTGTCAGTATCTTCACCGGGAGATGGAAAAACAAATTCTTGGTTGCTTCTATGCAATTCATTTATCTTAACAGTTGTCCAAGGATATCCGTCCCCTTTTACAAACTTATCAACGTTGCCGTCAGGAGTTGTCCACGGATCAAAAATAATATCATACTCAGTATATTTGTCTGGATTTTCATTTCCTTGAGACGGTTTCACTGCTTCATTTAAAGATCGTTTAAAATTATCTAGAATTTCAAATACTGTAGAACCTTTCATCTTTACCGATGTTAGTGTTAATCCATCTTTACCGGCAGCAATAGACCCAATATTAGCAAACGATATTTTATAAACTGTGCCCCGGTCACCTGTGTCAACATCGATGTCAGTTAAAAAGACTGGAAATGTTCGTATTTGAGGTTGACCTATTTCATTTACTACTTGTTCAAAAATCATGTTTCCGGTATCGTCTTTGCGCCATCCCCAAAATTCAAGTCTCAGATATACATTTGTGCCAAACGGAGTTTCGTATCCTGCGGCATAACAATTTACTTTAATTGATTCAATAAATCCGTTAATGGTAATTGGCTCAACTACCGTCATTGATCCGCTAGTAATGGCACTTTTATTGTCAGTCGTAAAAGAACCGTTCATTTCTACTTGGTCAATATAAAAATCGTATCGTCCAATGCCGCGAGTATTAAATTCATCAACTAGTTGTTTAACATTATCAGGAGCGTTTGAAGGTGCTGTAGTAGCATTTGTACCTTTGCCGGAAGATCTTACTATTATATTCTCCGGCGGAGCATTACTAAACAAATAAGCCGGATCGTTTTGTTTGTTAACTGGCGGAACAAACATTGTCCATACATAGTTATAGGAGTTATAGTTGTGTAATGGATTAAACCCGGCGGTATCTCTATAGCTTGCAGCACCGGTGCCAGTCATCCCATAGTTAGGAAGTGGTTGGTTTAGAGGACTAGCCGATTGTTGATTTCCAGAATTTGTAGTTACTTCGGGTGATGTTTGTTGCGGAGCAGTTGGTTGTTGACCAGGCTTAGGAGTTGCCTGAGTATCATTATAATACTCAGTTTGTAACGTTGTAATTTGATTTTGAATAGCAGTATACTGAGTTGTACCAGGCGTAGATATTGCCAGTACAGACTGAAGCGATTTAACATTGGCTTCGTAGGTATTTTTATCCATTAGTTACCAAGGGCTGTTTTAATTGTTGATGCCTGCGGAATAAAAATTTTAACACCAGGAATCATATCGTAGATAGGATCTCGAATAACGTCTTTATTTCTAACAGAGAAAACCCACCACAGGCCTGCATCTTGATATAGATCGTATGCTAGCAAGTCAGGTCTGTGTTTATAGGTAGCAGTAACTTCCCACTCTCTATCATTAGCTAGACTAGGAATGTCTCTGAAGTTAATAACATCAAGGTAACCTAAATTTTGGTTAGTAGTATAGTAAGGGCTTTTTGATGGATATATTGCCATGATTAAATGTATCCTTTACCGTCATGAGTTCCTTGAAGGAAATCGTCAACACTAAATTCTAATTGTTCTTTTCTGCTGTACAATGGTAGTAGGTCTAATGTTAAGGTAGCATGGGTTGGAACAAAATTGTGTCCGTATGTATCAATTACAGAATTTGGTCCGCCAACTTCGATATAATCAACATTATCTGGGTATTCTAATTTCCAATTTTGTACAACTACTGGAACATTGTTTAGCATGCTATTACCAAAGGCAAACAATCTACAAACTGGAGGTGGGCTACCAGCACCTAAATCGTTCCCCCAGCGCATTTTTGTCAATGTTCTTAATAGATATTGAGTTGCTAAAATTATGCTTGCTTCATATTCGTTCTGCGCAGTAAATTTTCCTGTTATTTGTATAGGACCTACATTTGAATTTTTAAAGAACTGACTAGTATATAGGGAGTGCGTTGGTGCTTGCGCAATATATACTGCCTGATTGTTATATGAAATTGAAGGAGTGTACGGAAATATAATACCGCCCGCTTTTTGTAGGGGGCCGCTACGTTCGCCTGTATCTTCAGAGATATAGCCACCGCCTCTAGCCCATAGATATCTATCAGGCACTTTTAACAATGCCCGTAAATCGTTTTGTGTTTGGCCGCCCCAGGTAATATTAGCACCCATAGATAGTTTTCCTTTTACCTATTATTTACCCTAATAAATAAAGTACCAACTTAATAAAAAGCCTTGACTTTCGGGCATTTTGTGTTATACTATTACTGGGAGATTATAATAATAATATGAGCATATCACCAATAACAACAAGAAAAGTAAAGTATCTAAACAACCGAGACTTGCTCGGAGAAATACATAAAAGCAAGAATACATTTAGCAGTTTTACTAAGCAAGAATATCATCAATACGACATTATTCTAACAAACTTAGACAAAATAAACATTCGTACAATAGCAGATGCTAAACGTGCCCGTGCTAAACGCATAGGAATTGAGATTTTTAACGCCGCTAGAATAAGTGGGGATAAGAAAATCAAGTTAGCAGAGTGTACTCCTGACTATAAAACGATTGCTAAAACAGATGTTATTATACGTATTATGACGTTTGACCATATTCCGTTAGCACCAGGTCGTAAGAAAACTACTAAAACAGTAGCAGATGCCCATGAGAAAGTAAACTTTCCTCCATTTCAACATTGGAAGTTTGATGAAAACGACAATTTAGAGTGCATAGGTAAAAGCCACTGGAAGGGCGGAATTAAAACTGGTAAGTTCTCTAAGGATCACGGACGCATTACAGAAAACTTAGGTAAAATGTATATCAAGTTATCAGAGCGTTACGCACAACGTAGTAACTGGCGTGGTTATACCTACATTGAAGAAATGAAGGGGCAGGCTATTCTACAGCTAAGTCAAATCGGCCTACAGTTTGATGAAAGTAAATCAGAAAACCCATTTGCTTACTATACTGCCGCAGTTACAAATAGTTTTACCAGGATTCTAAACATTGAAAAGAAGAATCAAAACATTCGAGACGATATGTTAGAAGAGAACGGTTTAACCCCTTCAATGACAAGACAGTACAGTCAAGAGTACGCAGAAGAAATTGCTCGTCAAGCAGAGTTATATAAAAATATGCGTATGCCTAAGTCAGTGGAAGATCCAGTCGAAGAGGATGCCGAAAGTGGAGAAGAAACCCCTTGATTTACCTGTTGTAAAAGTGTTACAATAACAGACAGGAGATTATATGGGATTATTCAAAAAAGTTGCGTGTTTTACTGACATCCATTTTGGATTAAAGTCAAACAGCGCCGTACACAATCATGACTGCGAAGAATTCGTAGACTGGTTCATTGCTAAAGCCAAGGAAGAAGGGTGCGAAAGCGCAATCTTCCTAGGTGACTGGCATCATAATCGTAACAGCATTAATTTAACTACGTTAGATACTAGCATCAGATGCTTGGAAAAGCTAGGTTCCGCATTTGAACAGTTCTATTGGTTTCCTGGTAATCACGATTTGTTCTATAAAGACAAACGTAGCATCCACTCTAGCGCATTTGGTAAACACATTCCTGGTGTAACTGTAGTCGATGAAATCTTTACTAAAGATGATGTAACGCTCGTGCCATGGTTGGTAGGAGACGAATGGAAGGATATTAGCAAGACCAAGAGCAAGTATATGTTTGGTCACTTTGAACTTCCGTTATTTTACATGAACGCTATGGTACAGATGCCAGATCACGGTGAGTTACAAGTTAATCACTTTGAGCATCAGGACTATGTATTCTCAGGTCACTTCCATAAACGACAAAATAGAGGTAAGATACATTACATAGGTAATGCGTTCCCTCATAACTTTGCTGATACATGGGACGACGAACGAGGCATGATGACGCTAGAGTGGGGCGGCGAGCCCGAATACATCAATTGGGACAACGGCCCTAAGTTTAGAACTATTAAACTATCGGAATTAATTGATCGTAAAGATGAGATCATGAAATCTAAGATGTACTTTAAGGTAAACTTAGATATTGATATTAGCTACGAAGAAGCAAACTTCTTAAAAGAAACATTTGTATCAGAGTTTGATATCCGTGAGATTAGCTTAATCCAAGAAAAGAATACATTAGATAGCTCAACTGAGGATACTAATGAAGCAAAGTTTGAATCAGTTGATCAAATTGTTACAGAGCAGTTAGTACACGTTGACTCAAATACTTTTGATATTAAAGTTCTACTCGAAATATACAACAACCTATGACATTTAAAATAAAAGACATAACCGTAAAGAATTTCTTAAGCGTTGGTAATCAAACGCAAGCAGTAGATTTTGACAAAGAACATTTGACTCTAGTGCTAGGTGAGAACTTAGACTTAGGTGGGGATGATAGCGGTTCACGTAATGGTACAGGTAAGACTACAATGATTAACGCATTGAGTTATGCTCTGTACGGACAAGCTCTTACAAACATCCGTAAAGAAAACTTAATCAATAAGACTAACGGCAAGAACATGTTAGTTACTGTCGAAATTGAAGTTAAAGGTACCAGTTATCGTATCGAACGAGGTCGTAAGCCAAATATTCTTAAGTTGTATGTTAATAACGAAGAACAAAAATCAGAAGATACTCAAGACGACGATGCGCAAGGCGATAGCCGCGAGACACAAAAGCACATAGAACGTATGCTGGGTATGAGTCATATGATGTTCAAGCATTTAGTTGCGTTAAACACATATACCGAGCCTTTTTTAAGTCTTAAAGCCGCAGATCAAAGAGAAATCATTGAACAATTACTAGGTATAACTCTTCTCTCAGAGAAGGCAGAGAACCTTAAAATTCAAATGAAGGATGCTAAGGATTCGCTAACTGCTGAAACCGCAAGGATTGATGCTGTTAAGAACGCTAACGAAAACGTTCAGAAGAGTATCGATAGCTTAGGTTTAAAGAGTAGTGCTTGGGATAATAAGAAAGAACAAGAGCTAGAAAGCCTAGGTAAAGCTATTATGAGCCTAAGCTCTGTTGACATTGACGCAGAACTACAATCGCACGTGGCATTAAAGCAGTGGAGGGAAAATGCTTCTACACAGCGTGAACTAATAAAGCAAAAAGCAACGCTAGATGCCGCACTTGGACAGGCTGAAAAAGCTGTAATCAAGTACAGGAAAGAATTAGAAAGTTTGTCAAATAAAACATGTCATGCTTGCGAACAAGAGTTACACGATCATAAGCATAGAGAAATGACCGAAGAGGCAAACAAGCATCGAGCAGATGCTGGTGCGTACTATGATAAAGTTAAGGGAGACTTAGAACTTATTCAGGCAGGACTTGCTGAATTAGGAGAATTACCTAAGCCGCCCGCAACATTTTATGATACGGAAGCAGAAGCACTAGGGCATAAGAACAATCTTGCTAGTCTTGAACAAAGTTTAGAATCAAAAGTTAACGAACCTAACCCGTATGTAGAACAGATTGAAGAATTACGTAAAACTGCTATTCAAGAAATTACTTGGGATACTGTTAATAACTTAACAAAGTTAAAAGAACATCAAGAGTTCCTATATAAACTGTTGACAAACAAGGATTCGTTTATTCGTAAGAAGATTATTGATCAAAACTTATCATACTTGAACAAGCGATTAAGCTACTATATTGACAAAATTGGTTTACCTCATACCGTTGTATTCCAAAATGACTTAACTGTTGAGATCACTCAGCTTGGTCAGGAACTTGACTTTGATAACTTATCACGCGGTGAGCGCAATCGTTTAATCTTATCACTATCATGGGCCTTCCGAGATGTTTGGGAAAACTTGTATCAACATATTAACTTGTTATTCATTGACGAGTTGATTGATGCAGGTATGGATGCCGCAGGTGTTGAAGCTGGACTATCAGTTCTTAAGAAGATGGCACGTGAACGTAACAAGAATATTTTCTTAATCTCACATAAAGATGAGTTAATTGGTCGTGTTAATAACGTCCTCCATGTAATTAAGGAGAACGGTTTTACCTCGTATTCAAACGATGTCGACTACGTAGAGGCCTAATGATAAACAAGTATAAGGAACTCCATGAAAAGTTAATGGATTGTTTTTTGCAGTATCACAATCTACATACTTCGTGGATCCTTAAACAAACTCAACGCAAAACCGCAGAGCTACGATTAGTACTCAGTGAGATGCGTAGAATAGAAACAGAATTACGAGCTGTGGCACAAACGCTAATGCGTGAGGAATCAGCTCGCAAACGTAAGCAGTGGAACAGACAACAAGGAGACTCTAAGTGAGCACAATTCAAGCAATTAAAGACGCAGTAGAAGCATGGGACGCAGAAGATACAAAATTTGAAAAGGGTAATTCTGCCGCAGGTACTCGTGCTCGCAAAGCTCTAGCAGAGTTAGGTAAGTTAATCAAAGCTCGCCGTAATGAAATTACAGCAGAAAAAAATGCCCGTAAGGAAGCTAAGGCGGCTTAATGAAATTCAACTACTTTTACGTAGCTGATTTTTATAACAAAGATCAATGCCAGCAACTTAACGATGCATTATCATACAACATAGACCAGCAGATTCCAGATGTACCTGCTAAGAATGTTGTTAAAACAGTTGATGTTGGCATTGTTCCTATCAAACGTGTTAAAGATTACTTAGGTGGCTTAACCGATTTAGTTAAACAAATCAATCGTGAAGGTTTTGGATTTAATTTGTACGATACAACAGAGTACGATACTATAAACTACAATGAATATACAGCAAACAAGCAAGGCGAGTATGGATGGCATACTGATTTCCCCTTACATAACTTATATCATTTGAAATTAACCGTGCTCGTTAATTTGTCAACTACAGAATACACAGGCGGAACATTTGAAACATTCTCAAATGGTCCAAAACAAATCAAAGAATTTGATAAGCCAGGATCCGTTTTAATTTTCCCATCGTGGACTCCGCATAGAGTTACACCAGTTACATCGGGAAAAAGAACATCAATGGCGCTTTTTATAGCAGGTCCAAAAATACAATGAGCGGTTCAGCAAGCAAGCGTAAAGGAAAGTCGTGGGAGAATGATGTTGCTAAACATTTGTCTTCTTTATACGGCGAAAGTTTTATTCGAGTGCCATTTAGTGGCGCATACATTGGTGGCAAAAATGCTCACCGTAAGGAATTCTTACACGAAGGACAAATTAGAAACATGAAGGGAGATATTATCCCCCCAATGAACTGGTTACACTTCAACGCTGAATGTAAAAGTTACGCAGACTTTCCGTTCCATCAACTCTATCAAGGCGAGATTAAACTCCTTGAAACATGGCTAGGTCAATTACTAGATGTTGCTGATCATAACGATTACAATATCTTGATCATGAAATTCAATCGCAAAGGCAAATTTATAGCAAGTCAGGCACCCGCATTAGATTTCGAACAAAATTACTCAACATACAATTCTCCCTCTTATGGACAATGGATTATTCAGGACTATGATACGTTCTGGAAAAATAATCAAGAACATGTCCGACTAGCATCTCTTAAATCTTAGGCTCAAACAAACAGTAATGGCTTCCACCGGCTAATATCGGGTGGCGAACAGAAGAAACCTGCACCTCGGCGTGGCGGGAATCCGAAGACTCTGCGCTGTACAGAGCACTTAATCAGTATCCTTAACAGGACCACGATCGCAAATTGCCGCGGTTTGATTATTTGAATAGAGTGAATAAGAGCTAAAAGAGGGGAGAGAAACCCCGGATCTAATATATGTGTTAGCGTATGTATATTAGGTTACCGTCATAATAAGACGTAGCTAGGGGTACAGGATGACCGCCTCAGTAATGCTACAACGCTAAGTGACTTGAGTACTCAGATAATGCCCAAGTTTTCTTGACCCGCTGTCTGGGTCAAGTGTGACCATTATATCTAGATAATACTTAAAACTACTTCGTAGTATTATATCACTTAATACATGTTCTAAGATATAAGAAATTGCTTCAAGCGATAGCGCAGAAGCAAATGAGCTTTAGCTCATTTAAACATATAAATAAAATACAATCCAATATTGGAGTAATATATAATGCGTATTCATGAAGTTTTAACAGAAAGTCAAAATCTTGAAGAAGGTCCTTTAGGTACTCTTGGTAAGGGAGTAGGTAAAGTTTCTAGAGCTGTAGGAACAGGTGTTGGCGGAGTTAAAGGTGCATGGCAAGGAGCAAAAGACGCATTTGGTCAAGGACAACAGCAGGCATTTAAAAGTGCTAGAGCCGCAGTAGGTGGTAAATCATCACCGGTTGATCAAGAACCAGCTGTAGCTCCAGCAGGAACAGCGGGTGGTACTCAAGAAGTTCCTAATACTGCTCCAGTATCAGCAAATCCAACAGTACGTCAAATTAATAAGATTGTGCCTAAATTGAAGACTAGAGATTTAACTAGTATTCAAAAGACAGTTGAAAAAGCTCTACAATTAAGAGCTCAAAAGAACAGCAAAGGTAATTTGTCTAAGAGTTTTGACAAGACAATTAATAATGTAACTGGCTCAGGTACTAAGCATTAAAAGAACGGTAAGCCCGATTCTTTTGTAGTTTCTAAGTTTTCTTTAATAATTTTTGAAATAATCTCGTGATCTTTGATATCCATATCGAAGATTTGTTCAATATTAACCCCACCGCGCATATACCAGCACATTTTATATAGGCTTTCTTTTAAGGCTTCTACCTCACGATCCATTTGTTTTGCCAGCTCTAAAATTTCTTCAAAGCTGAGAGCTAGAAGCCTTACCCGAAAAAATTTGATTCGTCGAAGCTAAATGGTACATCAAGGGTAGCAGGGGCACCACGTTCAATCATTTCAGGAGTACTGTTAATAGTAAGCGGCTTGAGTTTATTGGCTTCGCTCATTATTCCTAATCGTGCTTTGATCTTATCAAAGATTTCAGCATCGCAGTTTTCAATAAATTCTTCAATCATTTCTTTATCTTCAACAGCACCGCCTGTACTTTCTACACGATATACAGCACGTCCTAAGATAGTAATAGTCTTTTTAGTTAGTCTAGTAAATGCTTCAGAAAATTGACGCACTCGTTCTTCTTCAGGTAAATCTTTGCTGTTGGCAATTTGAAATATTCTATTGGCTTCGAAGTCAGTTACCTGCGCATCAGTTTGATCGCGATAGTTTAATGGCTTTAAGAATACCACTAGATCAGGACGAATTTCTAATCTGTCATCCCAAGTAGTATTATTTTGAATTCGATCTAGGATCTCACGTATGTTAACTTCGTATTCAGATTCACCGTCCATGCTAGGATGATTGATTTTTAGTGTAATCATTTCACCGTAGGTTGCTAATCTAATAGCAACTAAGATAGCATCTAGGTCAAGTTGCGGAGTGTCCCAAGCATTAAGTACGTTAGGCATACAGCTTTGAATCATGCTGACAATAGCCTGTCCGTTAAGTAGTGCGTCTGGAGTTTTAACCAGCAATTCATCTCGAGCAGTCATAGAGTACACAGGGTATTCTCCATTTACGCTAGGATTAAGACTGCCCTCTGGCCAGAATTTACCACCGCTAGGAAGGGTAATATAGATCTTAGGCTGTCTTAGCGCAGACAGTAGTGGGTTAACTCTAGGTGCTGGTTGTTGGTTTTCTGCCATGTTTATACTCCGATAAATAAACTTGTAATCATGCGCACTTATTTATCTACGCATATAATTGGGAATTTTAAATGGCTAACATAGTCAAAGGTACTATCGGAAACGATGATGTTGAATTAAACAATGCCGCTACGGAAAGCACGTTAGCGGCCATTTTATCTCAAAATAGAGTAGATACTAAGATCCTAATGGAACTAGCCAAAGCGGCTAAAGTTGATAATAAAGTCTTAGAAAAGATATCTAAGAGCTTGGGAGATAAAGGACCTGAGACTAAAGAAGCAAATACTGGGCTTGCTGATATTGCGAAAAAAGGCTCTGTAGTTGGTATGGTGTTTAGTGATATTGCCCAAAGTATTGGAGCAACTATCGGAAACCTTGCTGGATTTGCGGGTATGTTAGTAGAAGGTACTGCTAACGGAGAAGCATTCTTTAAGGCATTTAAAGACCTACCATTAGGCATAGGCATGTTTGCTAACTTGTTAGCAATGGCTCAAAAGCTACAACAAGAAAATTTAAACACATATACATCAATTAGCCAGGCAGGTGTTGGCCTAGTGGGCAGTTTAAACGAACAACGACTATACGCACAGAACTTATTTTTAAGTCAAGAAGAGTATATCTCTATGATGACTAAACACGCAGGTGTTTTAGAAAATCTAACGGCTGGAAATCAAAAGGGCGGTAAAGCCTTGGTCGAAATTAATTCTGCGTTAATTCAAAGTAAAATGGGAGCTGAGCTACGGGCGTTAGGGTATACATATTCTCAAATTAATGATCTGTTACCGAACTATTTAAAAATGACAGGCGACGGTATTCGTAAAGGAAAAGACGAACTTGAAGAACGTGCTAGATTAACAGAAGCAACAAAAGAATACGGTGAAAATTTAGATTTCTTAGCTAGACTTGCTAGGGAAGATAGAGAGTCAGTACAGGCAAAGATACAGGCTGCAAATGAAGAAGCGGCATGGCAACAATATGTTGTAAATCAACAAAATCCTAAAGTCAGAGAATCGATGACTAACTTAGTAAATGCTATGGTAGAACTTGCAGGTCCGGGCGGGGTTGACACAGCTAAGGCTATGATGGCTGGGTTTGTTGGATCAGGAACTGACGCGGCTAAGACATTTCAGTCTTTACAGCCGGCTATGCGAGAAATTGCTCAAAAATATGCTAAACTAGCCAGAGAAGGTCTTCTTACTGAAGCAGAAGCTAGAAAGCAAATGATGAAAGACATACTAGTATCAGCTCAAGTAGATAACAAGCAAGGCCGTGAGATTAATGCGTTAACATTAGTTGGAACTAAAAAATTAAACGAACAGCAGATTTTTCTAGCAAAGGGTACAAGTGTGTTAACAGCCCAGCAAATACAGGGAGTTAAGGCAATTAGTGATTATGTTGACGGAATTGAAGAAAAACAAAAAGCAGATAAGCTAGCAACTGATGCGGCTGTTAATAATGAAAGAGAATGGAAACAACTAACTGCTTCTATTAATACCGCATTGCAGCCAGCATTTAATTTGTTAATTAAGGTAGGAAATAATCTTGCTGAACGATTTGGAAAATGGGTTTTAAATATTTTGCCGGATGTAGAAAAAGGATTAAAGAATGTTGCAGATTTTATTGATCTAGCATTTAAAGACCCAGAAGCGGCATGGGGTAAGATTGCTGGTTGGTTTAAAGAAATACTTGGACGTATGTTAACCGCAATGAGCCAAAGTACGTTAGGTAAGTATCTATTTGGTGACTTAGGTAAAACTTTACAAAGAGAAGGCGCTGTTGAAAAACTAAAAGGGTTAGATACCGAAAGATTGAAAAATCTTGAAGATCGTTACGCAGATTCTGCTACTAGAGATAAGATGAGCAAGGACGAGATTGCCGAAATGCAGTCCTTGAACAAAGTATTCAAAGAAGGGTCGTTCGCACTAGCGGCAACGCTTCGTGAAAAAGGAAACAAAGCATGGGAAGGTTCTAATAATACTTCTAATGTAATCGAAGCACAGGCTAGAGCTAGATCACAAAATGCAGGGTTTGATAATCTTGGTAAAGCAGAACAGAATGTTATAATGAATCAAATATATTCTAAGATGGCTGAAGATTGGAATACTAAACGTAAAGGCATGATACAACAAGCTAGTGATATAGAATCTGGTAAAGTGTCTTCTCAAGATGTACTAGCCGAAGTTAGAAAAGGAATTAGCGATAATCAATTTGCCTACGGTACTATTGGCAAAGGTAAAATGATACGTGATTTTGGAGCAGGGCAACTAGCTCAGTTACACGGTAAAGAAGCAGTAATGACCGAAGAACAGATTAATAACCTAGCTACAGGTGCTTATAAAATGGGTGCTACAGAAGGTAATTCCAATGGATCTAACGCTACCACAATCGAAATCCCGGACATAAAATTAATGGCCGAGACCTTACTAACGTTAAATAAACAAGCAACGTTACAGACAAAAGTTTTAGAACAAGTAGCAGATTATCAACGCAGATTGCTTGATAAGACACAAGGCAACAGATACTACGGATAATATATGAGTTGGAAAAAATACTTCACACCAGTCGCAACAAATGGCGTAATCAGCCCAATTAGCGGAAACACAGGTGCGAGTCCTCAACGTGCTAACTACAGTTCTTACCTACCAGATGTTTATACAGGTCACCCTAATCGCTTAGAGCGTTATAGTCAATACGACACGATGGATAGTGACTCAGAAGTTAATGCGGCACTAGATATTTTAGCAGAATTCTGCTCACAAACAAATGACGAAAACGGTACTCCGTTTGAATTAGACTTTAAGGAAAATGCGAATCCTACAGAGATTAAGATCCTTAAAAAGTACTTACAGCAGTGGACTAAGTTAAACTTATTTGACAAACGTATCTTTAAACTAATCCGTAACGTATTCAAATATGGCGATAGTTTCTTTATCCGTGATCCAGAAACGCAAGCATGGATTTACATTGATCCAAGTAAAGTAGACAAGATTATTGTTAATGAAAGCGATGGTAAAAAGCCAGAGCAATATGTTATTCGCGACTTAAACATTAACTTACAAACGCTAACAGCAACAACAATTAACCCAACAAATCAAAACGCACTACCTGGTGGACAGACTTATGTTACAGGCGGTGCGCAACAACGTGGTATGGTTGGTGGAGTTCCGCAACAGAACGGTAGCCGCTTTAGCATGAACCAAAATCAATTTCCTATTGATGCTAAACACGTTATTCATATCAGTTTATCAGAAGGCCTAGACAACAACTTTCCATTTGGTAACAGCTTATTAGAAAGCATTTTTAAAGTATTCAAACAGAAAGAATTACTTGAAGATGCTATCATTATCTATCGTATTCAACGTGCGCCAGAGCGCAGAGTATTTTACATTGACGTAGGTAACATGCCGACTCACTTAGCTATGGGCTTTGTAGAACGTGTAAAGAACGAGATCAATCAACGTCGTATTCCTAGTTTAACTGGCGGTGGCACTAACGTTATTGATAGTAGCTATAATCCATTGTCAATTAACGAAGACTACTTCTTCCCGCAAACAGCAGAAGGTCGTGGCTCTAAAGTTGACGTTTTACCAGGCGGTACTAACTTAGGCGAAATTGATGACTTACGATATTTTACTAATAAACTTTTTAGGGCTTTGCGCATTCCTAGTAGTTACTTACCCACTGGTGCAGATGACGGTGGAAGTAGTTTTAATGATGGACGAGTTGGAACAGCTTACATCCAAGAATTAAGATTCAACAAGTATTGCGAAAGACTTCAAAGTTTAATGGATGCGGCATTTGATTTAGAATTTAAACAATATCTACAAAACAAAGGTATCAATATTGATCCTAGTTTGTTCGATGTTAAATTTAATCCTCCTCAAAACTTTGCGTCTTATCGCCAAGCAGAGATGGACGGTGTGCGTATTGGTACATTTGGTAACATTGTACAAGTTCCATTTATCAGTAAGAGATTTGCTCTTAAACGTTTCCTAGGTCTAAGTCAAGAAGAGATCGCAGAAAACCAAGACATGTGGAAAGAAGAAAACATGGATTCTACTAAACCTATGAGTGCTAGTACAGAGCTACGTGGTGCTGGAATCAGTGGTGCTGGAATGGCACAGGACTTAGATACACTAGGACAAAGCGATCCAGGCTCCGAAGAACTACAAGCAGGTGCCGAAGGTGGAGATCAAAACCAAGCTATGAGCGCACCAAACGCAGGTAGTGCCCCGAGTGCTCCGTCAGCTGGTCCAGCATAAATACTAGTATGCTATTAAACTAATTCATATATTTTTCTAAAGATCAAGAAGAAATGGAAGATAAAGGACGTTACAATCCTTTATCAGATACTTCTGTTCTTAAAGATACTGACACTCGTAAGACCCGTTTAACACTACGTATGATTAATGATCTGCGTAAAGCAAGCGAAGCACACGAGCGTGAGACTTTAGAAAACCTTGTAGTTGTACGTCAAATGTACGCTATGCCAGAAGAAGAAGCTGTACCAGCATAAAGTAGTAGTTTAATTCATTAGTACTTGAGTTAAATATTTTAAACAAAAATTCAATACTAGAACTAGAAATTACTAGTTCTACGTCACTAGGGTTCAAAAATCGCAGTTTTTGGCCTATTTCGCATAATTAATTAACTAGGGCTGTAAATAAACTTATATGTTTATTCCACCCCTTGATCTATAGGAGATAACCCGCAATGAATAAATTCGAACAACTATTGGACTTAATCGTCAACGAAGAAAATGAAAAAGCTGAAGAGCTATTCCACGCTATCGTTGTTGAAAAAAGTCGCGATATCTACGAAACACTAATAGCTGAAGAAACAGCTGAAGAAGAAGAAGACGACGAGCAACAAGATGAATCCGCTGATGAAGCTGACGAAGCTGTTGAAGAAGCGTATGGTATGGAAGATGAAGGCGAGCAATCTGGTTTCCCAGGTGGCGACGCTACTGATGACGAAGTTGCTGACGTTACTGATGCTGATGCAGAAGATGGCGAAGAGCACGAAGAAGGCGATGTTGACGGTGATGGCGTTCCAGCTACTAAGTCAGACGTTCAAGATCTTGAAGATGCATTAGAAGAATTAAAAGCTGAATTTGAAGCCTTAATGGCTGGCGAGAAGCATGAAGAAGAAGAGAACCCAGATGTACACGGTGGTGCTCTTGATCAGTTCGGCGATGATAGCGAAGAAGATTCAGAAGAAGATAGCGATGAAGAAGAGGAAGAAGACGAAGGTCGTAACCCATTCGAGTCACGTCAAATGACACGTGAATACCGTGAAACAGTTGGTAAGCCATATGGTTCAGGTAACGGTATCTCTAACAAAACCGAAGGTGGTGATGGTCGTCAAGGTCCAGTAAGTTCTGGAAAAGGCAAGCCAACATCAGGTGCAACTGCTAAGAACATTGCACAAGGCGACAATGGTACTGAAGGTATCAAAGGCGGCGAAGGTTTAGTTGGTGGTGTTAAAGGTGAATTTACTAAAGGTGTAGAAAAGAACATTGCTTCTAGCTCAAAAGCTGGAATGAAGAGTGGTTCTACATTAGACGGTAAAGGTAAAGCCTACGGTGCTGGTGGCGCTTCAACAAGCGAAACAGGTGCTGGTAACACTAAGTCAGTTGTAGACAAAAAGCAATCTTAATTAGGAAACATTAGGAAATGAGATTTCTAAGAGAACACCTTAGCTTTGATCAAGCTCGTGCAGAACTTGTAGAGAGTGAAGACAAAGACGGAAACGGTAAGAGCCTTTATCTAAAGGGAATTGCCATCCAAGGTGGAATACGCAATCAAAACCAGCGGGTTTATCCGGTAAATGAAATTACAAATGCCGTTAAAACTCTCAATGATCAGATTCATAATGGTTATAGTGTTCTCGGCGAAGTTGATCATCCTGATGACCTAAAAGTAAATTTAGACCGTGTCAGCCATATGATTACAGATATGTGGATGGACGGTCCGAACGGTTATGGAAAGATGAAAATCCTTCCAACACCAATGGGTCAACTAATCAAGACTATGCTCGAGAGCGGTGTAAAACTGGGCGTAAGTAGCAGAGGTAGCGGCAACGTTAACGAAGCTACTGGCAATGTTTCCGATTTTGAAATTATTACAGTTGATATAGTAGCCCAACCAAGCGCACCCGGCGCATACCCTACACCTGTTTATGAGCATATCATGAACATGCGTGGTGGTTATAATGCGTTACGGGTAAGTCATGAAGTACAAGAAGATCCTAAGGCACAAAAGTATCTCCGCGAGGCGATGCTTAGTATTATCAGTGGCCTTAAAGCCTAGGAGAAATATATGGACGCATTCAAACAGTTAGTCGAAAGTGGTATTATTAGCGAAGAAGTTAAATCTGAGCTAGAGTCTGCTTTTGCAACTAAGATTCAAGAGAATCGCGACCAAGTAACCGCTCAACTACGTGAGGAATTTGCTCAACGCTATACGCACGATAAAGGTGTTATGGTAGAAGCATTAGACAAGCTAGTAAGCGAACGCTTAGCCGCAGAGTTAGGTGAGTTTGTTCAAGATCGCAAAGCATTGGCGGAAGTCAAGGCAGAGTACAAGAACAAAATGGCAGGTGATGCCCAAGTAATGGAATCATTTGTTATGACTCAGTTAGCCAAAGAATTAGTAGAGTTCCAAAGTGACCGTAAAACAGTTTCTGAGAACTTTTCTAAGTTAGAACAGTTCGTTGTAACTGCTTTAGCGAAAGAAATCAGTGAATTTGCTCAAGACAAGAAAGACATAGTTGAAGCGAAAGTTAAACTAGTCCGTGAAGCAAAAGTAAAATTTGCTGAAGTTAAAAAAGAATTCATTAGTCGTAGCGCCGAACTTGTTAAGGAAACAGTTAGCCGTCAACTAACAACTGAGTTACATCAGTTGAAAGAAGATATCGAATCTGCTCGTACAAGCAATTTTGGACGTCGTATTTTTGAAGCATTTGCACAGGAGTTTCAACATTCATATCTTAACGAAAAATCAGAGACAAGTCGCTTGTTAAAGATTGTAGATAAGAAAGAACAAGAAATCGCCGAAGCACAGCAAGCTCTTAACAAAGCACAAACTGTATTAGAAAGCAAAGATCGTGAAATACGTATCAAAGCTGACTTAGCAGAGCGTACAAAAGTTATGGGCGAACTATTAGCACCTCTAAGTGCTGAGAAAAGAGCTGTTATGAGTGAGTTACTAGAGTCTGTTCAAACAGCAAAACTAGCAACTTCTTATGACAAATACCTACCCGCAGTAATGGAAGGCGGAGCACGTAAGACAAAGCAGGTTATTGCTGAATCAGCAAATAATTCCGCTGAAGTTACAGGCGACCGTGAGGTAAAAAATCAGCCTGAGGTAGGCTTTGACAACATTGTTGATATCCGCAAATTAGCGGGTTTAGCAAAGTAATATTTTAGGAGAAAAATAATGTCACAACTTCTGAACGAAAGATGGTCAGATACCAAAGAAGCCCTATTAGAAGGGTTACAAGGAAACCGTCGTAGTTCCATGGCAACTTGCTTGGAAAATACACGTAAGTACTTGTCAGAAAGTGCTACAGCAGGTGCTACATCTGCAGGTAACATCGCAACACTTAACCGTGTTATTCTTCCAGTAATCCGTCGTGTAATGCCGACAGTTATTGCGAACGAAATCGTTGGTGTACAACCAATGACTGGTCCAGTAGGACAAATCCACACTCTACGTGTACGTTACGCTGACAACAGCAGTGAAGTATATGCAGGTGAGGAAGCATTAAGCCCATTCAAGATCGCTCAAGCGTATTCTGGTAACAACGATGCTTCAACTCCACGTGCTCAAACCACAGCGGCGTTAGAAGGTCAACCAGGTAAGCGTATGAGCATTCAAATCTTGAAAGCTCCAGTAGAAGCTAAGAGCCGCAAGCTATCAGCTCGTTGGACTTTTGAGGCTGCTCAAGATGCACAAGCGCAACAAGGTATTGATATCGAAGCAGAAATCATGGCCGCTTTAGCACAAGAAATTACTGCTGAAATCGACCAAGAGAT